GATGCCGATACATTTAAAAAGGTTTACTTCGAAGCTTTTAAGATTGCCTCGCTCTGCAAACTCTCTCAGCAATTCATGAACGATACCAAGTTTGACTTATACACATATCTCATACGGGAATTTGCCAGACGTTTTGCTCGTGCTGAAGAGAAAGTACTGCTTACAGGAACAGGGCAAGAAGAACCACAGGGGCTGCTAAACAGTAGCGATTCCATTTCAACAGAAGAGCTAGGCCGAATCACCTATGACGATTTGTTGAAACTTTATTTCTCACTGGATGCAGAATATCGCAATAATGCTATATGGATCATGAATGACGAAACAGCGTTCTCGCTTCGTCTCTTAAAAGACCCAAACGGAAATCCTTTCTGGGAACATGGCCAAGAAATGTTATTCGGAAAACCTGTGGTCATTAGTCCCTATATGCCTGCCATTGCAAGCGGAGCGAAACCGATTCTCATCGGTGACTTATCCTACTACTGGCTCTTACAAAGACAAGAATTGACGATAAAGCCTTTGTTTGAAATTTTCATGGCTCAAGGTCAAATTGGCTATACAGCCTATGAACGTCTGGACGGAAAACTCATCCGCAAAGATGCCGTACGGTCACTCTTGGTCAAATAAGTCTATGTAGAACATAGGCTTTGAACAAAAAGGCTCGGGAAATTTGTGTAGATACACTCTCAACTCCCGAGCCTATTCTTCAAACAGGTAATGCTATGAAAAACAATCATTTAGAAAAGAATATTCTTTGTTACCAATCAATGATGGCACTTCTCTTTTCTCTTTCTGAGGAAGAAGAAATGGATGAATCTTTTATCCGGGAAGCTGAAGAAATCATCGCTGAAATGAGCGGACTTTCCGAGAAAAGTATCTTTCGTTATGAACTTGATAAATAAGGCGACCTGAGTGATGTATATACGTACCTATATAGAAAGAGGTGGCAAATGCGTAACATAGAAAAATTACCCATTAGAAATAATACAAAAACCATGAAAACAAAGGTCGCCGCTTACGCCCGTGTGTCTACAGGGAAAGATGCCATGCTGCACTCCCTCTCGGCGCAGGTCAGCTATTACAGCCGGCTCATTCAGCAAAGGGCGGACTGGGAATATGTCGGCGTCTATGCCGATGAGGGCATTTCCGGCACGAAAGAAAACCGGGAGAACTTTCAGAGAATGCTAGAGGACGCAAGACTGGGCAAGATCGATTTGATCCTTACCAAGTCCATCTCCCGCTTTGCGAGAAACACCCTGCTTTTACTCAAGACGGTACGAGAACTGAAAGACCTCGGTATTGCTGTATATTTCGAGCGGGAGAAGATTAACAGCCTGACAGCAGACGGAGAACTGATGCTCTCACTCCTTGCTTCCTTTGCTCAGGAAGAGTGCCTTTCCACTAGAGAAAACAGCCTCTGGAGCATCAAGAAACGCTTTGAAAAAGGCGAAATTGTCGGCATAACTCATCTTTACGGCTATGACTATATTGACGGGAAACTCGTCATCAACGAAGAGGAAGCGGAAACCCTCCGCATGATTTACAGCGATTATCTTTCCGGCATACAAAGCGGAGAAATTGCCAATAAACTCAATGCTCTCGGCATTTTGAAAAAGCTCGGCGGCAAATGGAAACCGGGTGATATAACCAGTTGTTTTAACGAAAAACATACCGGCTCAGCTCTCTTACAGAAAACGTTCAAGGACGACGGCGTGTGTGCGAAGACACATATCAACCGAGGAGAAAAGGACTTTTTTCTGGTTGAAGATACGCATGAAGGCATTATTGACAAAGAAACCTACAAGACCGTCAGAGAAGAAGTCAAACGCCGCACATCAAACAAGAATCCGCCCAAGACGATCCCGAACTATCCCTTTCGCGGGATGATTCGCTGCGGAAGTTGCGGAGCAAACTTTCAGCGCAAGAAAACCAAGACGGAGGTCTTCTGGCGCTGTGCCGCGAACTTGGGACAAAAAGACTACAAGTGTTCAATGAAAGGCGTACCGGAGCGGATATTGGAGGAGCTGGTCGTTAGAGCCTTGTCTATTGATGAATTTGATGCTGATATCTTCTTGGAAAAAGTTAGAGAGATTGTCATTTCTGAAGCAAACAAGGTCAGGATAATCCTTAGAAACGGCAAGGAAAAGGAATACAGATGGCAGGACAGGTCACGCTCGGAATCCTGGACAGCCGAGATGCGGGCAAAAGCCGCTAGAAAAACCCTAGAGAGGTACAAAAAATGAGCCGGGGAAAAAGAAAAGTTACCGTCATCAAGGCGAAGAAGAATCTGCCCGGTAATTTGCATAAGAGAAAAATCAACAAGCGGAAAGTGGCCGCCTATGCCCGTGTGTCCACAGACAGCGATGAGCAGCTGAACAGCTATGAAGCACAAATCAGCTATTATACCGACTATATCAAGCGCAGAAACGACTGGGAGTTTGCCGGGCTTTATACCGACGAAGGTATTTCAGGGCTAAATGCCAAGAAGCGGAAAGGCTTTCAGACGATGATTGACGATGCCCTAAACGGCAAGATTGATCTTATTATCACCAAGTCCGTCTCCCGTTTTGCCAGAAACACAGTTGACACTCTGACCTATGTAAGAAAACTCAAAGAAAAGCAGGTTGAGGTCTATTTCGAGAAAGAGAATATTTTTACCTTGGATTCCAAAGGGGAACTTCTCATTACGATCATGAGTTCGCTTGCTCAGGAAGAAAGCCGGTCTATATCGGAGAACGTCACCTGGGGAATCAGGAAGCAGTTCTCCGACGGCAAGGTCATGATGCCCTACAAAAGCGTTCTGGGCTTCAGGAAAGGCGAGAACGGGCTGCCGGAGATTGTGCCGGAGGAAGCGAAGATTGTTCGCTATATCTACTGCTTGTTCATGAAAGGCATGACACCCTACGGCATTGCAAGAAGGCTTGAAGAAGAAAATATCCTCTCGCCGACAGGCAAAGAAAAATGGTATGGCAGCACCGTTGCCAGCATATTAAGAAATGAAAAATATCGGGGTTCCGCCCTGTTACAAAAGAAATATACCGTAGATTTTCTCACCAAGAGACAAAAGGTCAATGAAGGCGAAGTTCAGCAATACTATGTAGAGGACAGCCATCCGGCTATCATTGACCCGGACGAATTTGACCTTGTGCAGGCGGAATACGCCAGAAGAGAGAGCATGGAGACCTACTACAGTAACAGCACCCCTTACTCCACTAAATTGGTCTGTGGCGATTGCGGAGCCTTCTATGGCTCGAAGGTCTGGCACTCAAACACAAAGTACAAGCGAACCGTCTGGCAGTGTAATAACAAGTTCAAGCATGAAGAGAAATGCGGCACACCACACCTCTACGAAGCGGAGATTCAGGAATCTTTTGTCAAGGCTCTGAGCCTGCTTTTAGCCGATAAAGAAAAACTGCTGATTCACTGCCGGGAATTAAAAGACGAACTGACGGATTGTTCCACAGAAGAAGCCAGGCTTGAGGAACTTTCACAGGAGATGGAAGTTGTGGCGGAAATGATCTCGCGGATTGTAAATGAGAACGCCACTCGGGCACTTGATCAGGAAGATTACCAAAAGCGCTACGACATGCAGGTCTCCCGCTATGAGACCTTACAGGCGGAGTTTGAGGAAACACAGTCCGCTGTTAAGGATAAAAACCATCAAAGCTCGATCCTGAGCGGCTTTATGTTTGCCATCTTTGACTCGGACATCCTGCCCGTCAAGTTCAGCAATACGCTCTGGATGGGCACTGTGGACACGGTGACCGTAAACAGCGATAATACCTTGCGTTACAGATTTAAGGACGGCAGCGAAATTTCGCTTACTATCCCGGGCAGAAACTGATTTCTGCTCCGCTTCTTTCTTCCAGTTAACAGCTCATCTATCCTAATGAAGAAGACTTCAACACAAAAGAAAACAGCCGCTGATACAGAAAATTGTATCATCGACTGCGTTCTAAGTTGGCAGGGGAGACAGGATTCGAACCCGCAACCCACGGTTTTGGAGACCGTTGCTCTACCGTTGAGCCACTCCCCT